AAGAATCCCATTGTGTTGCTTCATCCTCATAAAAATTTACATAATCATAATCATTGCTCATAAGTTTTGCAAACGAACGAGCAGTTTCATAGTCCTCAAAACATTTGATGCTATCGGTATCAATCTGACCAACAACATGGTTAGTCCAAGTGACAACGTAGACTTTTTTAGTCATTCAAAGAAACTCCCAATAGTAATAACTTTTTCGTGTGTCCACCCAATACATTGTAGCACATTTTTGAGAGGTTCCAAGAAACTTTTCTCAAATTGTGTTTGATAATCAACATATTTCTCTATACCAAATTCCTTTGGCAGTTCACCAAAGAAACTGATACAGTTTTCATGTAGAGGGTTAGGTGTTTTCAAGTACATAAACTTGATCTTCTCACCCTCCTGTATAAATGGATGCTTATGTTCTACTTTATATTTTTTGACGTACCAGTTGTATAGGAGTGCCCCTCTGACATGGATTGGGGTTCCTTTTGAGTAAATTGTTGTTGGATGTCTGTACTTGCTAAGGTTGTTGACTCCACGGGGGAATGCGACTTCATCGTAGGGTCGCTCTTTTGTTTCACTGCGGACTCCATTGATGAAATTGATAAGCTCATCATTGTCTTTGCCGATAATAATCTGAAACGCTGCATATAATTTATCCCGAAAGTATGCTGGTGTTGATGACCTAGCAGTTTCTAGACCCATGATTTTCATCTTGGGTTCTTTATACCTGACTCCTTCTGAGTCCCATACGTTTAATATATATCTCTTCTTCGCTGTCCATATTCCTCTGTCTGCAATATTTTCTCTCTTCATACTCATTTTTTGTTCGTACGCCGAAACGTACGTCGCCAATTCCTGATAACTCTTCTCGATAAATGGTTCCAGTTTTTCTTCGCATATCTTATTAAGTAAGGAAACAATTGCTGCTTTGTCGCTAGACTTAGAAGCAAAAAATTTATTAACAAGAGGTCCAAGATTAAGATATATTGAATCTGTGTCAGATGCAATTACGTAATCCTCCTTGTCTGTACTGAGCAGTTTATTTAGGTAACCATTCATTTTATTCTCTATCCAACGGATAGAAACCTGTCCTGACAGTGTGATTGCTTCTGCATTTGCTGTCTTATAATATCTGAAGTGTTCATTACCAATAGCACCATAGGCAGAGTTGAGAGAAATCTTCTTTGCCATCTGTATATTATTACAACGAGCAATCTCTTTTGTAAGTTCAACAGTAGGAGTTTTTTCATACTGTTGCTTTGCTTTGATCATTCTCTTCTTGAAGATGACTCTAGAGTCATACATCTTCTGCATCATCTGAGGTAAGAACCCATGCTCATCTTTACTATACTGTGCTCCGTTAGCACATGTAGCAAACTTCCTATCAATCTCTATCTTTTGATTTAAAATTCCCTCAACGCTCGCACTAGGATGTCTAGTATCTTCGAGTGTTTCTGGAGAGATATTGTACTGCATAATAAGATGAGGATACAGAGAGTTGAGATCAAAAGATACAACCCAATCATAGAATCCTGGTATTGGTTCTTTTACATATGCTCCTGCATACTTCTCAGTCTTTGTTGCTTCTTTCTTAGGAGGTATGGCAATCTTACGTTTGTTTAGTTCATTGTAAATGTAGTTGTCCCACATACGAACCTGACTGAATACATCTTCAAAGTTTACCTTAGCATCGTATGCCATGGTATATGCGAGTTCAATCAGTTTCATCTTGTCTTCTAGTTTGTCAACTAAACGAACGTCATGAATGTTATAATCAATAAACTTTTGCCAGTTGTTTTCATAGAACTCTTTGAATGTATCATACTCAGAGTGATCTAGTTTCTTCTCACCTAGTTCTACATTACAGATATGATCAAGGCGATATGATTCTTGATTAGTGTAAGTAAACTTCTTGTATAGTTCTAGGTAATCAAGTGTAGATATACCAAGTGTATCAACAGCAAATTGTTTACGACCTTTAATAAAGATCTCACGTTGTGATACTAATTTCCATGGAGATAAAAGTTTAGTGAACTTCTCACCAAGAATACGATTGATACGATTACAGATGTATGGCATATCAAACAACTGTACATTCCATCCTGTAATTACATCTGGAAAGTTTGCTTGCCAATAGTCGAGGAATGCTCCCAACATGCTTTCTTCTGATCTGAAATGCATGTAATCCACCATGGAGTCTTTGTTATCGTATGGTCTTGCCCCGAACACAGTAATCCTACCAGTGAAACTATCTTTGATTGAGATGGCAAGTATCTCCTGATCGGCAGATTCAATATCGGGAAACCCATTCTCTGCTGCGGTCTCGATATCAATATTGAATATGCGGATCTTGCTGGAATCAAACTTGAGTTCTTCTTCTGGGTGTTGTTCAGCAATGTATTGATATAAAAATCTTGTGTTACCATATATCTCAAAGTCTGGAACTTCTTTATATTGTTTTACGAAATCTCTTGCTTCTGCTATAGAACCAAACTTATGTGGTTCTACCCACTCACCTTCTAGTGTTTTCCATTTAGAATATTTTTTTGTAGGCAAAAAAAGCGTTGGGTTAAAAGGAACCCGAACGCTATATCTCTCACCATTATTATATCCTCTTACGAGGAGACGATTTCCTGCTTGTTCAACACTTGTGTAAAACTTCATTCAAGGGATTTAATATAGTTTGCAAGTAGATCCTTACTAGGACTTACAATAGTGGTAATGTCAGTTGACCTGACTATTACCTCACGATCATCAGAGTTCTTAGGCCACTGACTTAGGTTACCTTCATAGTCTACCATAAAAGGTTGACGAAGTATACAATCAGGATCACCAGGTAATGTTTCACCTTCGACTTCATCAACCTGTGCGACTATCCATTCATTCGCTAGTCGCAGTAGATTTGCTGCTATCTCCATCTTTATTTTCCTCATAGAACAATTGATCTTCCTTCAATCCAATCTCATATAACCTGTCAGCATAGTTTTTAACAATGTTATTATCAGGATAAACGACACTGATGATATGCTCACCACTGATTCTGTGATCTTCAATAGGAGAGAACGGACACCATCTAGAATAGTTGATAGGTATAGTTCCATCATCATTGAGTTCTCCAAGAGTGAGTAGGTATGGATAAACCATTCTATACCCTGCTACCTTCTCTTCTTTATCTTTAACCTCACCAAATAAACACAGAACACGTTCTGAGTTTGCAAGACTAACGATTCTCATATTATGATTAGTAATCAATTCTTCATTCATTTTTTAATTCCTTTTTTTCTTGAAGTTTTCTTTCATAAGCATCTTGTAATCCTGGTTCGGGAGTACTGATTGTCATTACACAATCATATGGTATTTTAAACTGCCAATCAGGAGAATAAGGATTCCATTTACTGAATTTTACTTGGTATTCCATACCTTGCTGTTCAGTGAGATACTGAGGTGTGCTGCCTTCCAGATTTAAAATGTATGGTTCTTCCATGAGAAGACAGACACCTTTACGGTCTTTACCTTCTTCATCAAAGATCTCTTTTAATTCTGTAATAACACGGTCACCTGTTTTAAAGGTAACAACTGATACTGCCATATTATAGCACCTAAAATTAAATTTGTCAAAATATATTTCCATACTTTTCATTTCTAGACATAATGTTAAATGAAATAGAAACCTTATGAGTTCCAAAAGACACTACACTATGTGGTAGAGATGATGGAAATATAATCACCTCTCCCTCTACATTATTCTTTGTGTTGTAGTTCATCTCAAACAATTGATGTCCAGATTGGTAAAACACTGTGCCATTTTCTCCTTCTAGATGTAGGAGATATATGCCAGAGAATGTAGACGACGGATGTGTATGTGTCTTATGCCAACACTTACCATCACGATAGACATTATACCACATAGACTGCAGTTTTGATTCCTGTGGTCTATGTACGATATTCAAATTGGGATCCTCCAACATTTGGTTGAATGGATCCCATACTACATTATGATATATTTCCTCCTCCATGTCAAGAAGAATGTTGTTCTCCTCAAAATAGTTTGTTATAGAATCTTGATACTCACCTTTATATGTGATGCCAGATTCATTAGCATATATCTGAGGTAATAACTTTTTCTTTAATTGTTCATGGTCTTTAACTTTGGTATAGAAC